AATGGAGAAGGGGCTTGACTTCATCTTGTGAACTGGTTGCCTGGGATGAAGATGCAGCCGTAGAAAGTTTTGAATTATTATTAAGTTCTTTGTAAACCTGGCGGTATTCATGGAGAAGATAGGCTACTTCTGGATTCAAGCGAGTTGTATCCATGCTTCCTTCATGGCTATATGCTAATACTTGCCCCATGGCATCGTTGCCTGCAACAATTACGAATCCTTTGCCCTTGGAGTCGTTATATATATAATAAGGTGTACTTGCTTGTTTATATGGTAGACTTGAGGTGACGCCTGAAGAACTTCGTGTAAGAATCTTACGTTGGGTCTTTTTGTCTACATTGACATAACGCCTTGCGATGTTAAGAGCCTCTGCAGGGGTAATGTTATCAGCATACAAGTTTGTAGAAAACGATAACATCATGCAAAGACAAGTAGCAATCATTCTCATTGCTAAGCATCTTTTCTTATTTGTCGGACTATTAACCTGTATCCAAGATACCAATTTCTTCGTTTCTAAAAGCCTAATTATTTCCTTTTGAAAATTAATCTTCTTGATTTGTGAAAACGTTTTCGTCATATTTTTAAATATATCATTTTTCTTCGATAAGTGCCTTCTTTATACTTTGTGAAGGTATCATTTCCCTTCTATAAATGCCTTCTTAATACTTTGTAAAGGTATCATTTCCCTTCGATAAGTGCCTTCTTTATACTTTGGGCAAGTATTATCTTCTTCAGAGGAAAATATCATTTTAAACTGATAGTATCATTAAGTTCTCTACAAAGTTACACTTTCTTTTTCACATAACAGCCTTTCCTCATCAACAATGACAACCTTAAAGCATTAAAGGAGAGTCTTTCCTTTCCCTATTTATCATAACTGTCATTATTTTAAATGTTATATATTTGCGCAGTAATCATAAAAAACTATAATGTTATGTTTAATAAGCGCACCCCTATGTTATGGCAGACTACAAGGCATAATCTTTTGATGTCTGTGACCATTCAACATTATGTTGACCCTCGTACTGGTGTTCATACTTATATAGTCCGTTGGCGTGAATTGGATGACCCAGAACATTTTTCAGATCGTTATGTAGCTTTCCGTTCTTTCGCCTCTTGTGTTGATTTTGTATGTACAAATTTCAATGGATAAGTATAAACGTGCAGATTATCGTTATTCTCATTGTCCTTATCGTGATATAATCGGTTGTAACAACTTTATGTGCGTTGATTGTCCTGATGAAAAAGAACGTTATTTAATTTATCTAGAATATGAACGTAGACGCCTTTTCTGGCAAAAATTCAAATCTTATGAAAAAAATTATCCCTTTCCTGAAACAATTAACACCTGTCCTTATTAGGTTGTCAATTGTCGGTGTAATTTCTATTAGTGTTACACTTTACTTTACTTCTTGTACTTCAATGCTTAAGGCTGAGAAGTTTGATTATCGTGGTTCTATTGGTAAGAATCATACTCTTATTGTGTCTCCTGATACTCTTCATTCTAATTATTAACTATTAATTTTATTCATTATGTCAACACTTGGTAATATAAACAGTTGTCTTAATCCTAAGCTCATATATAATAAATATACTGATACCAAGATGTATGTACCTTGTCGTAAATGTTTCCGCTGTCGTGATACTTATGGTTCTGAGTGGTCTCGCCGTTGTGAGAATGAGTGTAAACAGCATCGTTATAGCCTTTTTGTTACTCTCACTTATGATAATGACCATATTCCATTGTTTGAACCAATGATTGATGATAACGGCAATCTTATGTCTGCTTGGTGTTCTAATCGTGGTTTTGAGAATGGCAAATTTATTTCTTCAGATATTGCTCGTTCATGTCCTCCCGTTGGTATGGAAGACACTACATGTTTTGCTTATCCTTGTAAGAAAGATATTCAAGACTTTATGAAGCGTCTTCGCTCTTGTATTGATTATAACCTTAATCGTCCAAAGATTCAATTATTAACTGATAAAAGTACATTTATTAATGAAAACAGACTTAGATACTTTATTTGTTCAGAGTATGGACCTCGAACATTCCGTCCGCATTATCATGCCATATTTTGGTACGACTCGGAGGAACTCCAGCGACATATTACACGGTTTATACGTGAAACTTGGCAGAACGGTAATTCGGTCATCGAACTTATCAACAACTCCGCAAGTCGATATGTTGCGAAATATGTTAACGGCGATACTCGTTTACCACCGTTTCTTAGAACTGAATATACCTGCACGTTCCACCTGGCAAGTAAACATCCTTATATCGGGTATTGTAAAGATGATGAAGAAGCGTTGTACGACAATGTCTTTAACGGAACTTATGGACAAGATATCCTCAACAAAGATTCTGGCACGCTTGAATTTGTTCCAACTTCCCGTTCTCTTGAAAATCGGCTCTTGCCAAAGTGTAAAGGATACCGCACAATATCTCATTTTGAAAGAGTACGAATATATTCGCTTGCGTATGATTATAAGCAACAAGGCTTAGATTATACTGCACTTCTCCCCTTTTCATTTGATTATGCAGCTTATCCACATGTAGATATACATGCTACTCTTGCCTGTCTCTCATTCTGTGAGAAGTTTCATACTACACCTGAAATATACGTTAATCTATTAGAAGATTACTATTATCGTAAGGAAATGTATTTGCTTCGTTCGCAGTATGAATATCAGGAAATATATATCAATAATCTTCATATGCCTTTGCATCACCTTTGTGATTTCGACTTGCAACTATTCTCTTATCTTCCTCGTGACCTTAAAAGTTTTAATCGGTCTCCTTGGAAAGATACGATGTTGACTTATGGTCTTAATTCGTTTATGTTGTATGGTTCAGATGGTTTTTTGCGTGATGAAATAATTTCACAAGTTTATGGTCAACGTCATTCCGAGTTCTATCGTAATAACATTGATCGTTATACAAAGATACATGAAGATTCTCTAAAGAATAAGAAACTTAATGAACAGATGAATAATAAGATATTCATGTAGTATTAATTTAAAACTTTAATTTATGTCGTTGTTTAAAATTCCTAGTCCATCGCCTCGTCTAGCCCGTAATGGTTATGACCTTTCTTCTAGACGTGTGTTCTCTGCTAAAGCTGGTGAGTTACTTCCAGTTGGTGTTTGGGAGTGTAACCCGTCTGAACACTTTAGTTTTCAGATTCAAGACCTTGTAAGAACTGCTAATCTTAATACTGCTGCATATGCACGTATGAAAGAGTATTATCATTTCTTTTTTGTTTCTTACAAATCTCTTTGGCAGTGGTTTGACCAGTTTATTGTTGGTACACCAAATCCTGTATCTGCTTTGAATGGTGTTAATATTGTTGGTACAAAGCGTGGTCAGACTGATTATGGTGCAATCTGTTCTAATGTACCTACTTTTGACCTTCTCGATCTTGCTCGTTCTCTTTATTCTGGTGCTGCTAAATCTGCTCCTTATGATTCTCAAGGTATGAGTTTTGGCGATGGTGCTTTTAAGCTACTTAATATGCTTGGTTATGGCGTTACCAATAAAGGTAAGTTGTATAACTATCTTGACTATTTCGGTGCTTATGACGATAAGAAGCTTGTAGATAATAAAACATCTACCCTACCCCCTAATAGTGATTTTTTGCGTGATTTCAAGTATCGTGTATCACCTTTCCGTTTGCTTGCTTACCAGAAGATTTTTAATGACTTCTATCGTAACCAAGATTGGTCTTCTGCTGATGTTGCTTCATTTAATGTTGATGACTTTGCCGAGGATAATCACCTTAATATTGATAATGTACGTGCTAAGAAGTTTGTACAGATGCGTTATCGTCCTTATCCAAAGGATTGGTTAACTTCTATCAAGCCTACACCTAATTATGATAAAGGTATATTTAATCTTCCTAGTTACGTTACTAAGTCCTCTCCTGATTCTGTTTCTCGTGATGTCGGTTCTACATATATTTCTTCTAGTGGTACTTTTTCTGTTAATGATTTGCGTGCTGCTTTCGCTCTTGATAAGATGTTAGAGGCTACTCGTCGTGCTAATGGTACAGATTATTCTTCACAGATAGAGGCACATTTTGGATTTAAAGTCCCTGAATCTCGTGCTGGTGATGCTCGTTTTCTTGGTGGTTTTGATAATTCCGTATCTATTAGTGAAGTTGTATCTACTTCTGATACTTCTAGTAGTTCAGGTGCTGCACTTGGAACTATTGGTGGTAAAGGTGTCGGTTCTCTTACTAGTGGTCGTATTGATTTCGATGTAAAAGAACATGGTATTATCATGTGTATTTACTCTGTTGCTCCTCAAGTAGAGTATAACGCATCGTATGTTGACCCATTTAATCGTAAATTAAAGCGTGAAGATTTCTTCCAGCCAGAATTTGCCGACCTTGGTTATCAACCAATATTGACTAGCGATTTGCTTTTCTCTATTCATAACCCTGCTAAGAATAGTGAATTACCTTCTCCTAATTCTCCTTTTAGTACAGGTGCTGTTGATGTTAATAATGAAGTTAATAATATACTTCTTGGTTGGCAAGTACGTTATAATGAGTATAAGACAGCTCGTGATGTAGTTTTTGGTGACTTTGAAACAATTGGTAATCTCAAATATTTTACTACTCCTCGTTTTGATCTTGCGTTTGATAGGAAAGTTACTAAATATACTTCCTCTGGCTTTGATTCATTTTCTTCTGGTTTGTCTTCTCGTCAATTCTATGTTAACCCTTGTGTACTTAATAGTATATTCTTGGTTGATGCTCGTGAAGCTGATCACTTCTATGTTAATTCTTTCTTTGATGTTAAGGCTGTACGCCCTATGTCGGTACATGGTTTATCCTCACTTTAAATTTTGTTGTTATGTATAATGATTATCATTTAAACAGAGTACCACAACATTTTGATAGCATTATATCACCAGATGTTGTTTGTGATATGTCTACTGAATCTGTTATTGGTGATGAATCTCATTTGTATGAAACTTTGTGTCCTATTAATCCTCTTACAGGACATCGTGATAGTATGTTGTCCCGTTTGTTTTCTGGTAATGTTAGTGACTCCGAGAAACAATTGATACTCTCGCAACTTGTTACCCTTAAAGGTGTTAATTCTCCTCGTGACCTCTCGGATGAAGATTTAATATCGTTGATTCCTTCACGTTATATGTCTGATCCTGTCGAAATGGAGCGTTACAGAGCCTTAGTAGATGAGTTGCGTAATGTTGGTGAAGAGCCTGTAGATCTTGTTGAGCCAGTAGAGCCAACTCCTCCTATACCTGCTCCTACTGCTGAATAATTTTATTAGTCCCTACATAATATCGTAGGGACTTTTACGTTTAATTTAAAAATATTATATTATGCCTATTGCTCCTTTAATTGGTTCTGCCCTCATTTCTGGAGGTGCTTCCTTACTTGGTAATTTGTTTGGTGGTCTTAGTTCTGGTTCTGCTCAGCGTTCCGCTAATGAAACTAACTTGCAGATTGCCCAGATGAATAATCAACGGCAATACCAGATTTTCCAGGAACAAAACGCTTTTAATGAACGAATGTATAATCAAATGCAACAATATAATACACCTACTGCACAGATGCAACGTTATTCGGATGCTGGTATTAACCCTTATATTGCTGCTGGTAATGTT